AATGGAACAATGCCAACAAAAAGAGTGAGGTGAAGTCAATGAAAAAACGCAGAGATCTTTTCGATAAGCTCAGCGGCGTGAGCGATGAGGAACTCGAGGACAAAGATTACAAGCGGTACAAGCGCAGCTATTATTGCTACATTCTTGTCAGTTCTGTGGTGGCGCTCCTGCTTGGCCTCCTTTACGGACGCCTCATGGAGACGTTGGCTCTGCTCCAGAGATTCCTTTCGTAGAGAAAGAAGCAATTCCGCGCCGGACTGCTCCAACTGGACGTAGGAGCCAGACGAGAAGCTGCCGGAAATGAGACGCTGGCCGCGCATGGTTTGCAGAAGGACTTTCGTCTGGACAGCATCGAGGCCGGAAAGCGAGATGGTCTGATTCATCAGGTCAACAAATTGCATACGCCCGCCGACACCGGAGAGCAGGGCCAGCGGGATATAACGGGAATCTGCTACATGCTCTAACATGCGATCGCCTCCATTTGACTGTATTTTACCATGCGGGCGGGAGGTGTCAAGAAGGAATGAATCGAGTGAGGTGAGGAATATGTCGGAAGAACAGAAGAAGAAAGTCGAGGGTGTGCTGCACGAGATGAAGCACATGAACGCGCAGCAGATCGAGGTCATGATCGCCTATATGCAGGGCGTGGCCGCGGCGGCAAAGCTGATGTGCGAGCGGAAGGAGCAGTAATCGCTCCGGCGGAATAGAATACACGGAAAGGGAGGGACGCAGGATGCGGAAAAAACAGGTGATCCGGACGGAAAGCTATGTGACGAAAAACGGGCAGTTGGTTCGCTTTGACGATTTGACGCTCGAGGAAAAGCGGATCGCGGCGACGGAGCTGAAGCTGCGGTATCTGCGGGCGATGTTCCCAGGCGTGGAGTTCTATGTGAAGAAAGAGAGGGACGCTGATGCACTACACGCTGCGGGTGAATGAGCAACAATTTGGCGACATGATTGCCGCGATCATCTGTGCGGAGGCTGCGGAGGCCGAGGCCATTGAGTTGTTCCACGACAAGAAAGAGATGCGGGAGCGGGCGGCGGAGAGCATGACGCGGCTGGGCAAGCTGCGGTATTACTTACAAAAGGAAAAGGAGCGGGATGAGGTATGATCTCGAAAAAAGAACATGACAACGCGAGGGTGCGGGTCTTGCGGAGGCTGGCACTGATCGCGAGCGGCGGCTGCTTTATGGCGATGGGCTTTTACGTTGGGTTCGGGATTTACTGGGGCGGCGTTCTGCTTGCGTTCGCGACGGTGGCGTGCCTCGGCTATGCGCTGGGCGGCAGCGAGGAAGACGGCGATGCGATATAACGAGGTGCCGGAGGCGTGCAGACCGAAGAAGCCGGAGATCGTCCGGCAGCCGGAATACACCGGGAAGAAATACTTTCGCGTGCAATACGCAGGGCAGACCGTGGATGTGCGGTGCGCGGATGAGACGGCGGCGCTGTTTCTCGCGGCGAAGCACTGGGGCTTCAAGTGGACGCGGCCGGAATACCACCAGACGGCGAAGGTGACGATGCTGCGGATGAATCCGGAGCTGGTGATCGGATAAGGAAAGGACAGGAGACCATGGGCGGGTTGCGATTTGACAGCATGGCGGACATGCCTGCCGGGATGCGGGATCTGTACGCGAAGAAGATCCTTGGCGGGATGCCGCAGGAGATGCCGAAACCGGAGAAGAAAGCGGCCAAGTATCAGAACCAGAAGGCGGAGCGCGGCGCTATGACGAGCTGCTGCTGATGCTGCGCGCCGGGGAGATTCGCGATCTACGGCTGCAACCGCAATTCACAATTCAGGAATCCTATGTGACGGAGACCGGGGAGCGGGTACGCGCGATCCGGTACACGGCGGACTTTTCATACATCCGGGAAGTGTCCGGCGAGAAGATCGTGGAGGACGTGAAGAGCGGGGCGACACGGACGAAGGAATATCTGCGGAACAGGAAGTTTATGCGGTCGATGTATGGAATCGACGTGCGGGAGGTTTGAACTTTGAAGATGACACCACTGGAACAGCTGGATCACTGCCTGTTGGGGAAAGACGCAAGATTTGCAGAGTGCAGGATGGAGTGTGCGCACTGCGGCTGGAACGACGAGGAGGCGGAGCGGCGGAGACACATTCCGCTGAAATGGTGCGAGGACGGGCTGCGGCGGAAGATTTTGCCGCAGAGACCGCGCACTGATGAACTGGGCAACTGAGCCGGATCTACATTTTTTTGTGGGCATATGCGCAGGCCGCGCCGCCATTCGCGGCCTGCGAAGGATTAACCGGCTTTTTGCTGCGCGTCCGGAGCATGGACAAGTCAGACGGCCCAATGCTCCGGGCAGCGTATGAACCCGTGTGAGACGTGCGGGAAAGGAACGTCATCCAATGCGCCGATGATCCACGGCGCACGGCATCTGGCCTCCTAGGAGAAGCTGCGCGACGCAGATAGGCGCGGCTCGCCCGGCATTTTTGGGAACACTGGGCGCAGACGGGGAAGGGCCGTCTCTGCTGCCACGGCGCGAAGGGAACCGCGCCGTGGCATGACCATATACCAAACGCCAGGGAGGGCGAAAAAATAAAGGAGACGAGGCTATGGGAAGAATTATGACGGTATTTGACATTGATTTTGGAAGATACGAAGAGAAATGTCACGCGCAGCACATGGAAGTCGAGTTCAACAGTGACGTCTATCCGCCGCGGATTGTCCTGACACAGGAACAGACGCTGTTCGATGTTGGGACGCAACAGGAGCAGACGCGGGAGACGGAGATCGTGGTCGTGGGCGGCGTGGAGCCGCAGATCACGGTGAAGGGCGCATGGGAGACCACGCGGAAGCGGCTGAACAAGATGGTGACAGGGGCGCTGAAGCTGCTGGAACTCTATCTGCACGCCTATATGCAAGATCACATGGAGTATGAAGCGGCCAGAGAAGGAGGACGGGAAGCATGAAGTGCAGGCAGTGCGGGAAAGAAATTCAACGCAAGGGCGCGATCTTCAATTCCTTTTGCAGCGAACAGTGTTCGGAGGAATGGTACAAGGATGACAACATTGCCGTCACGGTGATCTGCGTGAAAGTTCCGAGGATCTACAAGGAACTGCGGCCAAGGCTGGGCGAGATGATCCACGCAGTGAAGCGGAAGAGCTATAACAGCACGGGTTACATCTTTGAGCGGGCCGGGAAAAAGGTGCTGTTGCGGGCGGATGAGGTTGTGGAGGTGGCGGGGTGAAGCCGCCGTGTGAGAGGGACTGCCCGAGGAGGGTAGTGGGATGCCACACCAAATGTGCGCCTTATCTGGAATACGAGGAGGAATTGCGAGAATGAACGTCGTCTACAACGTGGACTGCATGGAATACATGCGCAGTCTGCCAGATAAAGCACTTGATCTGGCTGTGGTCGATCCTCCGTATTTTTCAGGGCCAGAACGGCGCGGCTATTACGGAACCAAAGTAAGTTCCATCGGCGTCCATCGGGACTATCCGATCTCACCAAAGTGGGATGTGCCGCAAGCTCCATATTTTGAAGAGCTGGACAGAGTGGCGAAAAAGTACATCGTATGGGGCTGCAATTACTTTGACTATCACTTTCCCGCTGGCCGGATCGTGTGGGACAAGTGCAATGGTTCCAGCTCTTTCAGTGATTGTGAGATCGCCGCAACAAACGTCCATGACAGCGTTCGACTGTTTCGATATATGTGGAATGGAATGTGTCAGGGGAAAAGCGTCACGGAGGGCTGGATCATGCAGGGAGACAAGCGCAAGAATGAAAAGCGTATCCATCCAACGCAAAAGCCAGTTGCGCTTTACACATGGATCTTCAGCCGATACGCAAAACCGGGAGATAAGATCCTCGACACGCATCTTGGCAGTGGGAGCAGCCGGATCGCGGCGTATGACGCCGGGCTGGATTTCACGGGATGCGAGATCGATAAGCATTATTTCGAGGAACAGGAAGAACGCTTTGCGAAGCATACGGCACAGGAGTCGCTATGGTGAAGCCGCCATGTGAGGGGAATTGTCCGTCTCGGGCAGTGGGGTGCCACACCAAATGTGCGCCGTATCTGGAATACGAGGAAGCAAAACAGGCGGAATATCGGGCGAATGGGGCTGAAAGAGACCGGAACGCTTACACTGCGGACGCGGAAAAGCGGTCACGGAGTGTAGCGAGATTGAAAAGAATGGGGCTGCTGAAATGACGCATCTGAGTTTGTTTTCGGGTATCGGCGGACTTGATCTTGCTGCGGAATGGGCAGGATTTACAACCGTTGGGCAATGCGAATTTGCAGATTACCCAACAAAAGTGCTGGAAAAGCACTGGCCGGATGTGCCGCGCTGGCGCGACATCCGGACTTTGACGAAGGAGAGTTTTTATGAGCGAACAGGTCAACGGACAGTTGACGTTATATCCGGTGGATTCCCCTGCCAGCCCTTTTCCGTGGCTGGAAAGCAAAAAGGTAAAAACGACGACCGTTACCTCTGGCCTGAGATGCTGCGGGTTATCCGAGAACTGCGCCCGCATTGCGTCGTCGGTGAGAATGTACCTGGAATCCTCAAGATTGCCGCCGGGCAAGTGGTCAAGGATCTGGAGCGCGCAGGCTATCACGTCATCGTGTTTCATTATGAAGCTGCGTCTGTCGGAGCATGGCACAGGAGAGCGAGGGTTTTCTTCGTCGGCCTCGCAGATGTGGCCGACACCGCGTGCAAACGAATACAAGGACACACTGCAATCTGTACCGCCAAGCCGGCTGAAAGATCCAGGCAAATGCAACCTGACGCAGGCAATAGCGATGGAGCTGATGTTTGCAACGCCGTGTGCGCGGGATTATCGGACGGGGCAGAGGGAGCGGTACGACAATCCAGGCCGCGCAAACAACCTCAACGATCAGATTGGTGGGCAGCTGAACCCGACGTGGTGCGAGTGGCTCATGGGATTCCCCATCGGGTGGACAGACTTAAATGTCTCGGAAACGCGGTAGTGCCGCAGCAGGCATATCCGATTTTCAAGGCATTGGCGGAAGAATTGCAGAGGGAGAAAAGCAGTGAGAGAAGTTGAACGGAGCCGCGACGCCTACACTGCGGACGCGAAGAAGCGGTGTAAGAGCGTGGAGAGACTACGGAAAGCGGGGTTGTTGTAATGGACTTGGAACAGAGCACGTTTGAGGCGCTGCGATTTGCATCGGCGCAGAGCTTGAAGCTCTACAAGCAGCCGCTTGTGATTACATACTCCGGTGGGAAGGATAGCGACGTGCTGCTCCGGCTGGCGGAAAACAGCGGTATTCCGTTCGAGGTTTTGCATTCCTTGACCACGGCGGACGCACCGGAAACCGTTCGCCATGTGCGGGACACATTCCGACGAATGGAGGAAAAGGGCGTAAAGTGCGTTGCCGACGCGCACGTCCAGCCGGACGGGAAGCGCGTTACCATGTGGAATTTAATACCGAAAAAAATGATGCCTCCGACGAGGCTCATGCGGTACTGCTGCGAGAAATTGAAAGAAGTCAGTGGAAAGGGGCGCTTTATTGCAACCGGTGTCCGCTGGGCGGAAAGCCCGAAGCGCAGGAACGGGCGGGGGCTGATCGAAGTGCAGGCACACAACGCGAAGCAGAAACTCATGCTGATGGAGGACAACGATGAGGGACGGATGCAGTTTGAAAACTGCAAGATGAAAGGAAAGCGCATCGTGAATCCAATCATCGGATGGGAGGACAAAGACGTATGGGATTACGTGGAGGAAGAAAAGATCTGCATGAATCCGCTTTATGGCTGCGGGCTATCCCGCGTGGGGTGTATCGGCTGTCCACTGGCGTCAAAACGAAAACGCCTGGAGGATTTCACCAGATGGCCGAAGCATAAACAGGCGTATATCCGGGCGTTCGATCGGATGCTGGAGAACCGCCGGATCGCTGGAAAAGGCGGGAACTGGCAGACGGGAGTGGATGTGTTCCACATGTGGATGGAGAACGATGTGCTTCCGGGGCAGGAAGTATTAGAAGAATTTCGGGAGGATTTGCTATGAACGAGCCCCTGACGCTGCAAGAACTTGTGGAACTGAACGGTCAGCCGGTATGGATGGGAGAGCCGTTTAATCAATGGACGACGATCTCAATCGATCCGAAGTATATTCAGGGCATCACACCGGGGATGAAGATCCGTAAAGGTGCTATGAACGTAAACGGCGAGCGCGTAGAGATCCCGCCTGTGGATTTTTACCGTTACCCGCCAAAGGAGGACAATCATGATGCCTGAACTTTTGAGATCCGAAATACGGACGGCCCGGAAGCCGCACACATGCTCTCTGTGCGGAGCGGAGATCAAAACGGGTGAACAATACGGGTATGATACCTACAAATTCGACGGTGAAGTGTACGACTGGAAGACGCACATGGAGTGCGACGCAGTTTCCGCGTTTTTATGGGACTACGTTGACCCCGATGAAGGCATGACCCAAGATGAGTTTTTGGAGGCATGTGACGATGTATGCCGCACCTTTATCTGCCCGGACTGTGACCATTTTGATTCCGAAGGCGCGGAGGACGGCGATTACTGTAGAGAGAACGGAACGTCCTGCATACACAAGCTCTATGAGCTGTCGAAGAAGTATTATCTGAGCTGCCAGCGGGACGCGCAGAACGGATGGCTGAAATGGAGGCTCACGCCGATTAAGGAGGATAATCATGAAAATTGAATTTTATATTCCAAGCGACGAGTTCATCCCATCCACGCTGCGGCTCAAGGTTGATGACGAAATTGATGTTTACTACGAAAAGCTGCAAACTGATTTAGGCTATAGATTCACCTTTTTCAAGTTTCAGCAAGGCGTATCAAGGGAAACGGCAACGGAAATCGTGAACCAGATCGTTGCTCGTATGGTATCGCAATCTTATGACCACGGTTCGCAGTGGCGGGAAAACAGTGTTCGGCACATCTTTGAGAACGACTACGAACTGAACATCACGGTTTTCTTCCGCGTGCGCGACGCAGGATAAGGAGGAATGATGATGCATCGACTGACAACGGATACCCCGAAGGACAATTTTGAAATGGCGTTCAATCTGTTTTACGTCAAGGACAAAGAAGTTTGGGTGCGCGGATACGGGAAGAACGGCGCAGACATCAGACTGTTCGACCTGTCGCGGGATCTGACCAGATGGAACTGCCCGTATGTGGACTTGGATATCTCGGATGATTCCTTCTCGATGATGATGGCCGAATGGCTATGGGAAGATGTTGAATCGTTCGAGCACGTTTTGGCTCTGCTCTATCAGGCAGCGTGGGTATGTGCAGAACTGCGCGAACACTTGAAACAGTTTGAGGACAAGGAGGCCGCCGATGGAACGACTGACCTTTGAGGGCAACTTCTGCGATATTGCGCGGTGCAAGGAAGTGAAGTGCCCATACGATACCGATTGCAGCCAGAAACAGGTATGGGAACGACTCAAACAGTACGAGGACACCAAACGGACACCGGAGCAGATCGAGGCATTGGAAGCGGCAATCATGGGCAAGGCAGTCGCACAGATTACGGAGTTCGAGGGCCTGCCGGTTGCCCGCCTGCGGGAGCTGGCCGTGGCCGATCAAGAGGGGCGCGTGGTGGTTCTACCATGCAAGCGCGGCGATGAGTTGTGGACATACTGCAATCACCCGGTTAAGCGGGTATATAGTTTTACCGTATCGGACGTGAGCACACTGAACGGGCGGACTGTGCTGAATACGCTAGGTCTCGGGACGATCAGACCAGAGGACATCGGCAAAACCGTATTCCTGACACGAGAAGAAGCTGAAAAGGCGCTGGCGGAAATGGAGGGCAAGAAGGATGGTTGAATTTCGGGCATGCCCATTCTGCGGCGGAGAAATCGATGGGCCGAACTTCGTGCAGTGCGATTACGGGAAGAAGATTATCACGCTTGGCCTGACGTGCAAAAAATGCAAAACCGGGTTCAAGTTCCGGGCAGATTTTACAGAAGATCCGTACACGGAAGCTAGAGAGGCGTGGAACAAGAGGGTAAATGATGCGTCGGTGGTGCATGAAAAGTGGCTGCTGGATAGGTGGCCGAGTTGGCCGCACCGCGAGTGCAGCCGGTGCAAGATAATGATCCCAAGAACGAAGGAAGTCCCAGACCCGTATTGGCAGTATTGCCCCAACTGCGGCGCGCGGATGGATGGAGGGGCCGAAGGTGAATGAAAGCGCCGCTGACTGGGGCCTTGTTTTCGATACGCTGCTGCTGATAGCGTTTCTTCAGTCAGATGCGGAAACGCCGGAGGATGCGGCGGAGAAATTCGCGAAGAAACTCCTTGCCATTCCGGAGAATGTAGACCTTTTCGCGGAAACGCCGGAAGAACGGCGCGCACGGAGTGACAAGTGGTATGCTCAAGAATGGGAGAAGTTGGAGATCAATAGGAATGACGGCTGAACGGAGCGCCGGACGACCGGCGCTGCTTTGAACCGGCAGAAAAAGGGTGAAAGGGTGAGCGGGATGCGCAGAGTGAAGCAGAGGATCTTCTGCGGCGCGGTTTGCGAGCAGATCATATACAACATCGGAGACAGCGCGGACATCAGGACGGCGAAGCCGAGAAAGCCGCGCTTTGAAAACGAAGAAGACCGGGCTGCGCACCGCGAGGCGATCAGCCGACGGAAAAATGCGCGGCTTGTCAATGCGAACTTCTCACCCGCCTCGCTTTATTCGACGCTGACCTTTGATCTGGACAGCGAAGTACATACCGTTGCGGAGTGCAAGCGGGAACGGGACAATTTTTACCGCCGCATACTATATAAATATCCGGCGGCGAAGATCTATCTGGTGTACGGCAAGGGCAAGCACACAGGGCGCTTCCACCTGCACATGATCTCGGACGGCGTGCCGGAGGAGGAAATCGGGAAGCTCTGGGGACGCGGCAGCGTGATTGATGTGAAGCCGCTGCGCAAGCACAACTATTATAAAAATGAGAGCGGGCAGCTCGTCGACCACGGGCAGGACTACACGGCACTGGCGAATTATCTCTTCGACCACTGGCGGGAGGAGTTCGGCGGGCACCGCTGGAAGGCAAGCCGGACGTGCCGGATGCCGGAGGCGGAGATGCCGACGGAGGCCGTGCGCGAGTACAGCCCGAAGCGGCCGCCGGTGGCGCCACGCGGATATGTGCTGGCGGAGTGCCGGGCGACGAAGTACGGATATCAATATTATAAATATGTATGTGTGCCGGAAAAGGAGCAGGAACGCAAGCGGACAAAACGCCGCTTAGATTGAGCCTTGTAAATGTGTAAAGTTTTACGACGAAGGAGGCGGAGCATGAGCGACTACTGGCACAGGGCGTACATCTGCCCATTTTGGGCGGCAGCTGGCAAAAAGACGATCAAGTGCGAAGACGGCTGCATGCTCTGCTTCCGGGAGAGCTGCGACACGGCGGAGTATATCAGCCGGTATTGCGCAAGCTATGATTACCGGAAGTGCAGCGTCGCGGCGGCAAAGCTGCGATATTTCGACCGGCAGGCATAAAGATATTGGCACAGAGGAAGCGCGCGGGCGTGGCCCGGGCGCTCTTTTGGCGTGGGGTGAAAAGCCGAAAAGCATGGTTTATGCTTAAAAGCGAAGGGAGGTGACGCCGGATGGGACGGAAACCGACATTCACATCGGCAGAGGAAATGCAGGAGAAGATCGACGCCTATTTTGCAAGCTGCGAGCCGGAGCTGCTGCGAGATGGAGATGGAACGCCGATGCTGAACAAGAACGGCGAGCCGGTATACGTCGGCGGAAGGCCGATGACCATTCAGGGACTTGCGCTGGCGCTCGGGTTTACCTCGCGGCAGAGCTTGCTCAACTACAAGGCAAAGCGAGAATTTGTGGACACGGTGACGCGCGCGCGCCTGCGCGTGGAACAATACGCAGCCGAACGGCTCTTTGACCGGGATGCACAGCGCGGCGCACAGTTCACACTTGCATACGGGTTTGGATATGCGAAGGAAACTGACGAGAAGAAAGACGAAGGCGGCGTGCGGCTGGTGTTGGAGCGGGACGCAGAGGAAGGCAGCGAATGAAGACGCTGAACATTGGGAAGGCGCAGCCGAAGCAATGGCAGTTCCTGACGGATAAGCACCGGCACATTGCATACGGCGGAGCACGCGGCGGCGGGAAGAGCTGGGCCGTGCGGGCAAAGGCAAAGATGCTGGCCCATCGCTACAGGGGGATCAAGATCCTAATTGTACGCAAGACATACATGGAATTGCGGAACAACCACATCGAGATTCTTCAGGTGGAACTGGAAGGATTCGCAAAGTACAACAAGTCGGAAAAGGTCTTCCGGTTCCCGAACGGAAGCAGCATCGCATTTGGCTACTGCAAAAGCGACGCGGATCTCGGCCAGTATCAGGGCGCAGAGTACGACGTGATATTCCTCGACGAAGCCGGACAGCTTCGTGAGGAATGGATCAAGAAGATCAATGCCTGTGTGCGCGGCGCGAACGGGTTTCCGAAGCGGACATATTACACGCTAAATCCGGGCGGGCCGAGCCACGGCTATTTTAAGCGGCTGTTCGTCGACCGGGTTTTCAATCCGGACGAGCACCCGGAGGATTATTCCTTCATCCAGGCGAAGGTCACGGACAACAAGGCTCTACTGCGGGAGCAGCCGGACTACATCCGGAGCTTGGAGAATCTGCCGCCGAAGCTGCGGGCAGCGTGGCTCGACGGGCGATGGGACGTCTACGAGGGACAGTTCTTCGAGGATTTCGTCAACAACCCGGACGGATACCAGACGCGGCAAGGCACGCACGTCATCGATCCGTTCGAGATTCCGAGCGGGTGGACGATCTGCCGGAGCTACGACTTCGGCTATGGGAAACCGTTCTCCTGCGCATGGTGGGCGGTAGACTTTGACGGCGTGATCTACCGCATTTTGGAGCTGTACGGCTGCACGCAGACACCGAACGAGGGCGTGAAGTGGACACCGGACAAACAGTTTGCGGAGATCGCGAAGATCGAGCGGCAGCACCCATGGCTCAAGGGAAAGGACATCACAGGCATTGCAGACCCGGCAATCTGGGACGCGAGCCGCGGAGAAAGCATCGAGCAGACAGCGGCACGGTACGGCGTGTATTTCACCAAGGGCGACAACGAGCGCATCGCGGGATGGATGCAATGCCACTACCGGCTGCAATTTGACGAGAACGGATACCCGCGGATGTACGTCTTCCGCAACTGCGAGGCGTTTATCCGCACGATTCCGATTTTGGTATACGACGAGCACAAGGTTGAAGATCTCGACACAAGCATGGAGGATCATGTGGCGGACGAATGGCGGTACTTCTGCATGAGCAGGCCGATTCGCCCGATGCAGACGGCTCCGGCGCTGCCGATTTGGGCTGATCCGCTGAACCAGATGAAAAAACACTGAGGAATATGCACAGAAAAGCGAATGAATATGCGAGAAGGCGCAAAAATTCCCGGTGGAAAGACCGGGGGATAGGTGCATAACGGTGAATACATGAATGAAAGGGGTGGGGCCGATGCTGATGCCAGCATTGACGGACGCAGAGAAGAGCACCGTCACGACGGAGGTCTTCGGGGGCTACAACCACAATCTCGAAATTGGAGACGGCGAGTTTTACGACATGAAAAATCTGTGCTCGGAGCACTACCCGCTTTTGAGCCAGAGGCCGAAGCGGAGCTTTGACAGGCAGCTGAACAGCCCACAGGCGCTTATCTCGAGGGATGCGCTTTGCTGGATTGACAACCAACAGCTTTACATCTCCGGCTATTCGATGGCCGAGTACATGACGGCGGTGCAGATCACGAGCGGGAAGAAGCAGATCGTGTCGATGGGCGCGTATCTCTGCATCTTCCCGGACGGCATTTACTTCAACACGGAAAAGTATTCGGATAACGGCTACATGGGGCACGCAAACAGCGTGGCGCTTGGCGCGAGCCGGAAGCTCGGAATTTCGCTCTGCACGGTGGACGGCACGGCAATCACGGTGAGCTATACGCAGAGCAATCAGCCGGAGAACGCGACAAACGGCCAATACTGGATCGACACAAGCGGAAGCGTACACACGCTGAAACAGTATGCGGCGACAACCTCGCAATGGGTGTCGGTGCCGACGGTCTATCTCAAGCTCGCGGCGGACGGCATCGGACAGGGATTTTCCAAGTACGATGGAATCCAGCTGAGCGGGCTGACCGGAAGTGAGCAGGTGAAAGCGCTCAACGGCTCGCACATTCTCTACGACGTGGCGGAAAGCTACATCGTAATCGTGGGCCTTGTCGACCAAACAACGGAGCTGACGAGCGGGACGGTAAAGACCGAGCGGCGCGTGCCGGAGATGGACTATGTGACCGAGAGCGGAAACCGGCTCTGGGGCTGCAAGTATGGCGTGGTGGACGGCGAGACCGTGAACGAGCTTTATTGCTGCAAGCTCGGGGACTTCAAGAACTGGGAGTGCTACGAGGGCGTGGCGACGGACAGCTGGCGCGCGAGCTGCGGCACGGATGGGAGATGGACGGGCGCGGCGACGCTGGCCGACAGCCCGATCTTCTTCAAGGAGGACTGCTTCCACCGGGTATACCCATCTGCACAGGGCGCACATCAGGTCGTTGTGCAGAAATGTGAGGGCGTGCAGCGCGGATCGGAAAAGAGCCTCGTTGTGGTAGATGACCGGCTCTATTACAAGTCGCGCATGGGCGTCTGCGTCTACACAGGCGGGATGCCGGAGAACATCGGCAGCGCGTTCGGAAACACACTCTACTATGAGGCCGTGGCCGGAGGGGTGCGCGGGAAGTATTACATCTCGATGCGGGATGGAGAAAACGTCTGGGCGCTCTTCTGCTACGACACGCGGCGCGGGATCTGGCACAAGGAGGACGGCCTGCACGCGGCAGAGTTTGCCCGCGTGGACGATGAGCTTTACTGCCTGGACAGCGACAAGCACGTAGACTGCCTGTATGGGTCGGCCGGACAGCCGGAAGGGGCCGTCGAGTGGATGGCGGAAACAGGAATGATGACCTATGGACTTGCTGGGAAGAAGTACATCACGCGGCTGGATCTGCGGATGCAGCTGCCGAAGGGAAGCAGCATGGATTTCTGGATTCAGTACGATTCGGACGGACAGTGGCGGCACAGCGGACATCTGGACGGGAAAGGACTGCGGACGTTCCTGCTGCCGATTCGACCTTGCCGGTGTGACCATCTGCAATTCCGCATGACGGGCAAGGGCGAGATCAAGCTATACGGCCTGACGCGCGTGCTGGAAGCGGGGAGCGACGCATGAGAAAGGAGGTGCGACGATGGGCAGCATGACATTGGCGTACCCATCCATTGCCGGAAAGACGAGCGGGGAACAGCTGGAATCCATGCGGCGCTACCTCTGCACGCTGACGGATCAGCTCAACCTCGCGGACTGGTCGGCGGGCGCGGTGCTGCAGGAAGTGTCGCGGGCCATTGATGCGGACAGCCTGCCGGACGCGGAGCGGAAGACGCAGCTCGGGAATTTTGGGCAGCTCAAGGCGCTGATCATCAAGACGGCGGACTACGCCGCCGCGAACAGCGAGAGCTTCAAGACACAGCTCTCGGGGAACTATGTGGCGGTATCGGACTTCGGGAAGTACTGGCAGGAAGCCACGATGACCATTGACGGAAACGAATTTGGCATCCGGCAGCTCTACGACTACGCAGCGGGCATCAACAATGATTTCACGGTGAAGTCACAGCAATATGTGAAGACCGGGCTGCTTTACTATGACGAAGCAACACCGGTCTACGGCGTGGGCGTCGGCAACATCGAGACAACTGTGAGCAGTGGGAACACGGTCATCGACAAGACGAAAAATGAACTTGTGACCGTGACACCGGGGAAGGTGACATTCTGGCAGGAAGGCGATCCAATCGCATATCTGTCCGGGAAGAAGCTGCACTTTCCGTCCGGGACGCTGGAAGCGACAAATGCGGTGCTATCCGGGACGCTGACGGCGGCGAGCGGATCGGTGATTGGCCCGTGGACGGTGGCAGAGGACAGCATCTACCGGACGAACAAGAAGTGGGGCGCGTCGGACGGATTGTATTTCGGTACCAGCGGGCTGAGCCTTGGAAGCGACTTCAAGGTGGACGCGAGCGGCGCGATGACAGCGAAGGGCGCGACGATCTCCGGCACAATCAACGCGACGGACTTGCAGCTCGGCGGCGTGAGCGTTCAGACAAAGTTGCAAGCAATCATGGCGCAGATCGACGCGATTACAGACAGCCTTGGCAATGTCACCGGCCTGACCGTCGGCGGGACGAACATGAAAGGCGGAGAGATGTATCTGGATGGCGCGGGCGGGCTGCAATTTACGCCGTCGAGTTCGGCCCCAGAGGGATACGCGACGGATCTGAGCGGCGCGGCGGTGCGCATCAGGTCGACAAGCGGCGATATCTTCATCCAGAACGCCGGAAAGACGGCAAGCATCCAGCTCCGGGCAGATGGGACGATAAAGTTTGTATCGAGCGGCGTAGTCGGCGTTGTGCCGGTATTCGGGTGATCGCCTATGCCGACTGCATCGATTTCGGGAACCGTATTAAACGTGACGGGGCTGACCGTCGGGCAGCAGTACGCGATGATGCTCTACTGCCTCTATCCGGGAAGCACGAGCTACACCGCGCTCGTGCGCCAGCCGGAGAGCGGGACGCGCGAGGCCGCGACGACGACGTGGTCGTTCAACATCAGCAGCTACGTGGGGAACGCGGGCACGTATCAATTTTACGTCCACATCTACGCACCGGGGCAGACGCCGCAGAACAGCAACACGAACGTGGTGTCCTACACGACGCAGGCGCAGACTGTAAAAGTGTTGATCCGGAACTATCTGGACGGAAACACGGCGCTGACAAGCGGCTCCTACACGGGATATCCGGGCGGAATCTTTTACATCACGTATGCCAACACGCAATATCAAACATATTCGGAAATCTATGATTTTCAGTATTTCCGGCTGTCCTCGGACAACTACCAGACCAACTATTCCGCTGGAACCGGAATCACGATCTCGGAAGGGCTGGAGGTACATGCCTATTACAAGAGCCGGATTGCCCCAGTTGCGCCGACGATCACGAGCGTGACCACGACGAAGAACAGCGCGACGGTCTATTGGGCCTCAAACGGAGGAGACGGAAGCACGGGATATTGGACGCTGTTTTACCGGACGGCGACGGGAGCCTATGTGTCCTACGGAAACATCGGAAGCTCGCCGGTGACGATCCCGGGCCTGTCGCCGGGGACGACGTATTACTTCAAGGTCCGGCACACGGTAAACGGCTCGTATCTGGACAGCGCGGACGCTTCGGCCACGACGCAGGCGCTGATCGCAAGCTTTGCCTGGACCAGCAACGACGGCTATTACATCGCTGCAGGGCAGCCGATCTCATACATCACGGCGGCGGCATGGAACACGCTGCGGCAGCGGGTGGCCGACTGCGGCGGCACGGCGGCGTCGGTGCCGACGGCTACGGCGGGCGCGGCACTGAGCACGAATCACTTCAATCAGATGCGGGCGGCGATTGCGGCGCTGAGCGGCGCGGGAACCGTGACACCGGCAGTCGTGGTGAGCGAACTACCGGCATATCGCGCGGCGCAGTTTGCCAACGACAATGCTGCGCTGAAGGAAGCTATCAACAGAGCTATTACGGCCAAAAATGCGTCATAGGGAGGAAATGACAATGATTTTGAAACTTGATGAAAAGCAGATCCCGATCACGAATTTTTACGAAACACTGGTCGAGCGGGCACAGATGACCGCAACAAACAGCTTCGAGGTCGGAGATGGGGCGCAGTTCCCAGATCTGACGGGCGTGGAGGGCATGAGCTTTGCAAGCTGCAAAGTGATTGACGGACAGCAGGAGATTCCGCTGATTGGGACATACCGCAAGGCGGAGAGCGTGAACGCGTCCTACGATGCCAGGTCGAAGATCTACATGGTGAACATCGTGCTGACGGGAGGCGAGACAGAATGAAATTTGGGACAGAGGTGCGGGCGCTTCGGGAGAAGCTGATCAAGGAGATCAACGCGGCAAAGCTGCCGCCGGTGGTCGTGGAGCTGATTCTGCAAAATCTATTGGCCGAGGCACAAGCGCTGGCGGAGATGCAGATCAAAGCGGAAGCCGCGCAGGAGACGGAGGAAGCAACAGATGGCAAATGAGACGATGGAACAGAGCGCACCGGTGCTGACGCAGCCGATCGGCGAAGCGCAGGTGCGGCAGGCGTTTGCCACGCTGCAAAAATACAAGGCGGGCAAGGCAAACCTCGAAGCGCGCGTGACGGCGAGCGAAAACTGGTGGCGGCTCAAGAGCTGGCGGCAGATTCAAAAAGGGAATCCGATGGACGATAAGTGGGCGAGCGCATGGCTCTTTAACGTCATCATGGGAAAGCACGCGGACGCGATTGCGGCATACCCTGCGCCCGCCGTCCGGCCAAGGGAGCCGGACGACCGGGGAGAAGCCAAGCGGCTCTCGTCTATCCTGCCGGTGATCCTAGAACAGAACGATTTCGAGGAAGTCTACTCGGACAGCCAGTGGACGAAGCTGAAGCAGGGGACGCTCGTTTGGCACGTGAGCTGGGACAGCTCCAAACTGAACGGAATCGGCGACATCGCCGTGAACGCGGTAGACATTCTGAGCTTTTTCTGGGAGCCGGGAATCACAGACATTCAGAAATCGAAAAACGTCTTTGTGACGGAATTGGTCGACAACGACATCCTGACGGCCAAGTACCCGGAGTTGGAAGGGAAGCTGAAATCGACCGGCAACATCATGCAGCAGTACAACACAGACGACACCGTGCCGACGGACGACAAAAGCATGGTGGTGGACTGGTACTACAAGAAGTGGCGGGGCGGCAAGAGTGTGCTGCATTTCTGCAAATTCGTCGGAGACAACGTACTGCTTGCGACCGAGAACGACGGCGAGCAGAAATATAGCACGCAGCAGATGCCGGACGGCTCGGTTGTGCAGACGCCGGTCGGAAGCCCCATGGCGGAGACGGGCCTTTACGACGACGGGGATTATCCGTTTGTGGTGGATGCGCTGTTCCCGGTGGAGGGCAGCATTGCAGGCTACGGATACATCGACATCGGCAAGAGCGCACAGGAGCAGATCGACCGGATGAATCAGGCGATTATCAAAAACGCAATTATGGCGGCGTCGCCCCGGTGGTTTCGGCGCAGCGACGGCGCGGTAAACGAGGAAGAATTTGCGGACTGGACGAAGCCTTTTGTGCACGTGGACGGCAACCTCAGTCAGGATTCGTTGATGCAGATCCAAGTGAATCCACTGAGCGGGAATTACATCACGATCTTGCAGAACAAGATCGAGGAACTGAAATGGACGACCGGCAACACGGACGTCAACAACGGCGCGACAACCTCCGGCGTGACGGCGGCCTCCGCGATTGCGGCGCTGCAGGAAGCATCGGGACGGTCGAGCAAGGACAGCACGAAGTCGGCGTACCGGGCATATGCGCGGCTCATCCGCATGGTGATTGAGCGAATTCGGCAATTCTACGATCTGCCGCGTCAGTTCCGAATTGTGGGGCAGCGCGGCGCGGAAGAATTCGTGCAGTATTCCAACCAAGGGTTGCAGATGCAGCCGCTCTATGGCAAGGACGGGCAGCCGGACGGGATGCGGAAGCCGGTATTTGATATTGAGGTTTCGGCACAGAAAGCGAGCGAATATACGGCGATGGCGCAGAACGAGCTGGCGCTGCAATTCTTCCAGCTGGGATTCTTCCAACCGCAAATGGTGGATCAGGCGCTCGCGACGCTGGACATGATGGACTTCGACGGGAAGGACAGCATCGTGCAGAAGATTCAGGAGAACGCCGACCTTGCGGAGCGCCTGGCGCAGTGGCAGCAGATGGCACTTGCCGTGGCAGATCGATATGATCCTTCGCTCGGGCAGGCGCTGGCAGAACAGGTGTTGATGGAGGGCGGACAGGCCGCGCAGGCTCCGCGGGATAAAAAGCTGGCAGAGATCAACACCGGCGAGCAGCAGGAGCCGACAAAGGTACAAAACGCGCGGGAGCAGGCGCAGAAGGCCACGCAGCCGGAATAAAAAACCGATCTGCCGGCGTGGGGTGAAATCACAAAAAACGCATGGTAGACTGAAATTAGAAAGTCAGAAAGGACTTGCTTTATGGATGAACTTATGGCAGGAGCGCCCCAGGTGGGCGCGGCTGACGTCGCCGGTCAGCAGATGAGCGGGCAGGCAGCCCCGGCGCAGGCGCAAGCGCCGCAGCAGCAGGCCAACGTCCCGGACGCTCAGGGACAGCAGGAAGAGACCTTTGAGAGCTTGATCGCGGGAAAGTACAAGCAGCAGTACGACAGCGCAGTCGGTGCGGCGGTGCAGAAGGCCGTGAAGCAGCGGCTCAAAGGGCAAGGGGCGATGAAGGCGCAGATCGAAGCGATGGCTCCGGTGGTCGACCGGCTGGGCGTGCTCTATGGAATTGACACGTCTGACCCGAGAAAGATCGACTACGCGGCGCTGGCGCAGAAGTTTGGCGCAGACAACCGTCTCTACGAAGCAGAAGCGATGGAACGCGGCTCGACGGCCGACGCGGTACGCAGCGAGTATGCTTCTCGCGCGGAAACCGCAGGGATGCGCCGCCAGCTGCAGGAGTACCAGCTTCAGGAGCAGTTCAACGGCATCCGGTCGGCATTTGACCGGGATGTTGCCGGGCAGTACGGGACGAGCTTTGAGGCTGAGATGGCAAACGAGGATTTCGCCCGGCTGATTGCGGCGAACGTCCCGCCGAAGACAGCCTACGAAGTGGTACACATGGCAGAGATCCAGGCAGCGCAAGCGCAGGTGGTGGCAGCACAGGCGAGAAACAACGTCATGCAGACCATTCAGGCGCAGGGCGCAAGACCGCCAGAGATCGGCGGGAACGCCAACGGCGGGCAATTCACAAACAACGACCCGCGCAGCTGGACGAAGGAACAGCGTGCGGAGATCATCAGAAGAGTTCAGAGGGGGGAAAAGATCGTCCTCTGAGCAGAAGGAGGAAAAAACATGGGTAACAGCAACATTGGATTCCAGTTTTTCGCGGATGCGGGCACGCTGGTAAACGCAACCGGCAACTACGTGAACGCATACACCGGTACGACTACAGCGTTTGACACGACCAACAAACTGACGCCGACAATGAAAACGTTCTACGACACGCAGCTCTTGGAGAACGCGCGTCCGGAGCTGATCTTTGCACAGCTTGCCAAGAAGCAGGCGCTTCCGCGCAACCACGGCAAGAGCGTGGAATGGCGCAAGTGGAACACGCTGCCGGAGGCGGAGACGCTGACCGAGGGCGTCATCCCGACCGGCCAGAAGCTCGGCATGTCGAGCATGACGCAGGACATCGTGCAGAAGGGCCTGTACGTCACGATCTCCGACCAGCTGGAACTGCACGCCATTGACAACGCCATCCTCGGCGCGACCGAAGAGCTCGGCGCGTCCGGCGGCATGAGCGTGGACAAGATGGTGCGCAACGAGGTCGTGGGCGGCACGGTGAAGCAGCTGTGCGATAAGGTGAACGCGACGACGGGCGTGCACACCGAAGTGACCACGAGAAGCGGCATGGACACGACGTCGGTTCTGACGCCGACGGAGATCAACAAGGCCGTGACCACGCTGAAGAAGATGCACGCGCCGACGATCAACGGCAAGTATGTCGCCGTCATCCATCCGTCCGTCGCATACGACCTGCGGCAGAGCAAGGAATGGATCGAGGCGCACAAGTACGCTGCGACGACCGAGATGTTCAACGGCGAGATCGGCGAGCTGCACGGCGTGCGGTTCATCGAATCGACGAACCAGAAGATCTGGAACGACAGCACATGCCCGGTCAAGACGGAGGCTGCGAGTGGCAACCCGGCGGTCTATTACAGCGTGTACGCGACGCTGGTCATGGGCAAGGACGCCTTTGCGATGATCGACCCGGACGGCGGCAACATGGAGATGATCGTGAAGACGAAGGACGAGGCGGGCGGCCCGCTGAACCAGTTCAGCACCGTCGGCTATAAGTATGAGGGCGCGGCGAAGATCCTATACGAGGATCGCATGGTGCGCATTGAAAGCCTGAGCGCGTATTCCGCGACAGACCCGGCGAACTAAGGAAGGAGCACAGCAATGGTAAAGACCGAAGTGACCGAAGCGTATGACCCGTGGAAGGACATGCGGGAGATCACGCTGCCGCGGGCGGGCAACAACGAACAGCAGTTCCAGCTTGTCGGCGTGAACGGCCGGACATTTCAGGTGCCGCGCGGCAAGCGGACGCAGGTACCGCTGCCGGTTTACGAGTGCCTGATGGAGGCACAGGCGGCGCAGCAGGAAGCCTTTGAGGCCAACCGCAGGAGCGAACCGAAGTAACAACGAAATGCCAGTGCGGCATGGACGGGAGGGGGCTGCAAAGCTCCCTCTTTTCCGTAGAAGGAGGGTTTATGAGAATCAGGGAAGCGATTGAAACAATCGACCGGCTGATGCCGAATCAGTACGGCGAGGATGACAAGGTGCACTGGCTCGGGGAGCTGGACGGCATTGCAGATCGTGAGGTATTCCGGGCACATGAGCGGGAAGAGGATATGGGGGAGTTTACCGGCTATCCGCCGGGGGTAGACCTCGACACGATCCTGATGATCCCGTTCCCGTACGAGGATATCTACCGCTGGTATCTGGAAATGAAGATCTGCGACGCGAACGGCGAGCTGACGAAGTACAACAACGCCGCTGCCAAGTACAACAGCTACTGGCAGGGATTTTGGAACGCATACAATCAGGAGCATACGCCGGTGCAGGCGGCGACGTATTTCAAACTGTAAAGGGGTGAAGACATGGCAATTTATCGCGTGGAGAACGGGAAGGCCCCGGCGGGCCTTTCGGCGGGCGACGAGGTCGTGACCGGCGGCGGAACATACCGGATCACAGGTGTCAACGCGGACGGCAGCTACCAGAGCCAGGTGAGCAACAAGAAACAGACGACCTACAACTACAAGGGGCAATATACGCAGCGGCAAAGTCCGCTGCTCTCGCAGGGCGTGAGCGGGTATACGCAAAACAGGATCAATGGGCTGGAAGGCGGTTACACGCCCGGCTCCGCTGTGCAGCAAGCGCAGACGTATCTCAATCAGGTGCAGTCCCGCAGACCGGGAGAATATCAAAGCCAGTGGGACGGCGAGCTGACGGAGCTTTACAACCGGATCGCAAACCGGAAGCCGTTCAGCTATGACATCGGGACAGACCCGGTATATCAGCAGTACAGGGAGCAGTACCAGAGGCAGGGGCGGCTCGCGATGCAGGACACGATGGGCCAGGCGGCGGCGCTGACCGGCGGCTATGGCAGCACCTACGGCGAGCAGGTGGGGCAGCAGGCGTACAACGCCTATCTGCAAAACCTGAACGACATTGTGCCGGACCTTTACAATTCGGCATACAACCGCTACCGCGACGAGGGCACAGACCTCTACAACCAGTATGGATTGCTCAGCGACCGCGAGAATCAGGCGTACAGCCGGTACCGCGACACGGTGAGCGACTATTACTCCGACCTCTCCGACGCGCGCAGCGCCTACGACAGCGCATATTCGCGGGACTACAACCAGTGGAGCGACCAGCTCAGCTATTGGTCGCAGAAGGCGGCGAACGAGAACAGCGCCTACTTGCAGCAGCTCGCGGCGCAGAGCAGGGCGAGAGGCGGATCGGGCGGCGGCTCCGGCGGGAGCGCATCCAAACTGACGGATCGGACACTCATCAATGGGTACGGCGATTTCGAGAGCAACAAGGCGATGCTGGATGCCAGCTATCGCGGCGTGAAGAAGACCATTGAGATGCAGATCGCACAGGGAAATCTCAGTGCGGCGTATCAGACGGCGGTCAACGCGCAAAGCCAGATGAGCCATCAGCAGTGGTCGGACATTTCGCGCCGGATCTTCGAACTGACCGGCAAGAAGATCGATGACGCCGTGAACTATTACAACAGCGGAACGGGAACGGCGGGGACTGCGGCTACAAGGAAAAAATAAGGAGCGACGATATGGCGATCATTTCGGAAAAGAGTTTTGTGAACGGTGCGCTGAAGAACCAGAACAAGAAGACAAAAAGACCGCAGACGTCCATCGTGAACGAAGCTGATTTTTTGTCACGCGGAGGCGAGGAAATGGATCGGCGCCGGACAGCCTTTGAAAACTACAAGGCTGCCCGCGCGGCGATGCAGCAACAGGCGCAGCGGCAGGTGACGCAGGGCTATGAGCGCCGGGCGGACGCGATGGGGACTGTGGCGAGGGGGTATGGGCAGTCGAATATGCCGACGGTGGCGAAGCAGACGGCATACCAGAATTACACCTATGCGCTCAAGCAGAAGGAGCTTCGGCAGAAACAGATGAGCGGGAAACCGCTGACCCCGGCGGAGCAGAAGATTCTGAACACGACAGTCTATCGAGACCCGGCACAGGCCGCGAACGCCGAAAACAACAAGTATCAGAATCAGGCCGTACAGAACGTGGAGAGCGAAGAACAGATCACCAAGCACCAGTTCGACCATACGCCGGAAATGGTCAAACAGTACGGCTCCTACGAAAACTACAAACGCGGCCTTTACGACAATGAATATGTCGGCGTCCTGAAAGAGCGGGAGGAAGAGCTGGACGGCCAGATCAAGGAGCTGGAACAGCAGATCCGGACGCGGCAGGCGGAAGCCGAGACGGCGACCGAGGAAGGCGTGCGGCGAGAGAATGAGCGGAAAGAGCTGATCAAGCAGGGCAAACTGGAAGGGGTCAGCGACATGGAGGCCCGGCTTGCGCAGCTTCAGCAGGAGCAGATGCAGCTGCAAAGCGAACGCGCGATGAAGCGCAGCCACATGGCGATCGATCCGCTGGATGACGAGACGAAGGCACTGCTGCGGGAATACAACGCGGGCGGTATGTACACGAGGGACTACTCCAAAAAGAACGGCGGGAGCGGGCTCTCAAAGATGGAGGCCCGTGCCGATCTGCGGGCGAAGGGATACAGCGAAGACGAGATCAAAAGCCTCGCGGAATACGAGCAGCGGCTGCAGGACTATGAGAACGCGATGACGCAGGCGGAGCAGTCCTATCAATTCGGGCAGGAGCATCCGTACATTTCGACGGTGGCGTCCGCGCTGATGGCTCCGGCAAAGGCGCTGGGCAATATCGAATCGGTGCGTGGCGTGCTGCCGAAGGGGTTCGGCGGGTATCAGAACGCGGATATGCCGACGAATATTTACAGTCCACTGTATAATGCGAGCCGCGTGTCGGGAAGCATCCGTAGCGGCGTCATGGAGGACATGGGAAACGTCGGACAGTTTCTCTACCAGGCGGGAACCAGTGCCCTGGACAGCGCGGTCAACATGGCGGCGTCGATTGGCTTGGTCGGCGCGGCGGGGTTAGGAACCGGCGCGGCGGCGCAGGGCGCCGTGGCGAATACGATGAACTTCGTGATGGGGTCACAGGTCGCAGCAGATTCCGTTTATGAGGGAATCCAGAACGGCAAAAGCAACGTCGACGCGCTGATCGACGGTATTGTCGAGGGCGCGATCGAGGGCATCACAGAAAAATATTCCGTGGGCGACATCATTGAAACGATGCTGTCCGGCAAGGCGGCGTGGCGCAAGGTCATCCGGGCGTTTGCTTCGGAGGGCGCGGAGGAAATTGCAAGCAACTGGCTCAACCGCATCTATGACGTGACCGCGAAGCGCGGGCGCGGCGAAGTGGAAACGGCGTACCGCGCCTATCTTGCAAAGGGAATGAGCGAGCGGGATGCGATGGCCGCGATGGTGAAGGATTTCGCAGAGGAAGATGGCCTTTCGTTCCTCGCGGGCGGCCTTTCCGGCTGGGCGATGTCCGGCACGTATGCGGCATTGGGACGTGGCGCGTCGGAGGCGAACATCCAGTGGACGGCAGCGCAGGCCATTCAACGCGGCGAGGTGCAGGATGTGATCGACCTCGGGCTGGCACAGGGCAAAGGAGCGGCCTTCGACCGCGCGGCAGCCTTGCAGGGCGATCTGATGCGAGGCGGAGAGCCGACGCAGAAGGACGTGGCAGGTGTGCTGCGCGAGTACGTCCGGGAGCAGCAGGACGCCGCAGAGGACGCGCAGAGCGGAGATCAGACGCAGGAGAACCAGACATACCAGAACTTCAAAAACGCCGTGCAGAGCGTGGAGCAGCCGCAGACAGAGCAAGAACAGGCGCAGCGGCAGCAGGAACAGCAGGGCGTCGACATGTACGACGAGGACGGCAGTTTGCTGGATGTGGGCGAAGGATGGGCCGAGATCGACCCAGAGCAGTATGCCGGGCAGCAGACCGCGCAGGCCGAGGCGGAGATGGACAAAGCAGCGGCTGCGGCGGACGATGCCTATCTGGAACGACAGGTGCAGAAGAACGGCTATGACGATCTGACAGCGGCGTATTTTGTAAACGGCAACACGACAGATCTCTCCTTGGAAGAGTATGCTGCGAAATTCCAGAAGGCATACGAGCGGGGACAGATGGGCGTATCGAAGGAGTGGACGGTCGCCGCGGCGACCGGGATGAACCGGGATGTGGCGACGGCGGCATGGGAGGCCGGACGTAAGGCGGCGCAGCAGAGCGGCGCGGCAACCGAAAAATATAGCATCAATGACACCAGAAATCTCAGCCAGAAAGAGCAGTTCAAGGAATACCGGGCGGGTAGATTCAAGGCAAAGGATGAATTTGCATTCGGAGCAGCGCCGGAAAGCGTGCAGAAGATCGGACTGACCGGCGAGATCGTCATGTCACAGACGGACTATAAGAAAGCAAAAACTGCGAAACACAACGTTCCGCAGCGCGTTTTTAATAATCTGAAATCGATTATGGATTCGGCTGTACTGTCCTTTGAAAAGGGAGATGAGGTCGGCGTGCTGACGTCGGAGATCGATGCAGACGGAAAACCGCTCTTGCTTGCCTTCCGGAAAAATGTTAATCTGGATGGAGAGACAGTGACCAGAATGAAAAGCGCCTATGGACTGGATACTCCGTCTGCGTGGGTGCAGAACCAGATCAAGGATGGAAAAACGCTTCGGATTCTGGACAACAAAAAAGCCGACAATTTCCTGAACAGCGTTGGCTACAAGGCCGAGCGAACAGGAAACTATCAGCTTGGTGACACTGTATCAGAAATTCAGAAAAAAGTCAAGGGAGGAAATGAACATGGAAAGAACGTATCTGCTGAAGGACAGGAACGGAATGCTGGTGCGCGTGCCGGAGAGCAAGCTCAGCGAGTGGAGCAAGCAGCAGGAGGGCGAAGCGAAAGCGCCAGCCGAGGACGAGAAAGAGCGGATCAGGCAAAAAATCTATCAGGAACTTGGCCTCAAGTAACGAACGCGGAGCTGCTGGGAAAGGACGGCAGCGAGAACACGGTGCGCGTGATGCCGCGGGCGGAGATTTTGAAAAACGCGGACGCGAAGAAGGCGGCAGAGTTCTTCCGCACGGCGGGGATCAAGCGCTACAAATTCGTCGTCGGGCAGCTGGAAACCACGGTCGACGGGCGGACGTTCCGCGCGGACGGCGTGACGCTGGCAGACGGAACGGTGCTGGTGCGGCTGGACAGCGAGGAATATTCCGCGACGCAGCTTGCCAAGCACGAAGGGTATCACATCATTGCACAGCGCAACGCTGAAATGGCGCAGCGCATCCGCAAGCGGCTGGTGGCCGAGGGAAAGATCAGCGCGGCGCAGATCGACAGCTACATCGACGCCTACAACGCGATCTACGGAGACAACACGGATGCCTACGTTGAGGAGATCGTAGCGGACGCCTACGCCGGAATCAACCGCACGGCCTACGGCACGAACAACATCCGCGCCGAGGTGACGATGGAGGCTGGGCAGTGGACGAAGAAGTCCGACAGCGCGAGGGCACCGCCAGAATTGCAATTCTCAGCCAGTGCGGAACCGACGAAAGAGGATCAAAGGTATCTGGAGGCGGTCGAGCGCGGAGACGTGGAGACCGTGCGACGGATGGTGGACGATGCCGCAACGATGGCCGGGTACACGGTGGACGCGTACCACGGTACAAGGCAGTTCGGGTTTACAGAGTTCAAACGTGAAAAATCAGATAATGGCGGAGCATTTTATTTTGCAGGAAATGAGGATATTTCCGAAACATATATTGGAGATTTTGCAGAAAAGGAAAAAATATCCCATGAAATCGTAGAAAGGAAGAACGAAAAAGAATTTCGCGGTGAACTGCAAGAACTGGCATTAGAAGATTTAGCGCAAAAAGTTAGAGAAACAGAAGAGGAGAAAACAGGGAACAAAATAGAGACAACGGTTGAAAATGGCGAGGAAGTAATTGGCAAGTTGATAAAAATGTTAGCATGGGAAGACAGTGATTATCGGGGCGCAGCAGAATGGAGAAAAAAATACATAGACAAAATAGAAGGAGCAGAGAGCGGGAAGGAGACGATGAGAACTGCGCAAATAGCTTCAGAACTATTTGACAAAGACAGAAAGTGGCAGATGTCAAGTAAGGAATACACTCCGATGAATTACGAGGCGTATGGAGTGCTTGTAAGTATTCAAGAGGCAATAAGTGCAACAAAAGAAACAGAAGATGGAAAAATAATACAAGCCCTAATTGATTACGGAAAAGGAGAGTATTATAAATATTTGGGCAGAAAAACGGCGATTGATGAAATCGTGAAAAATGCAGAGGCCTATGGGGAATATGCTGGAATTTACAAAGTAAAGCTTGATTTGGGTGAATCACTTGTCGTGGATGCCAAAAACGCAGGTTGGAGCAATATACCGGTGAGTGGACTGGTCGAAGGAGAAGAACGGTTAAGCACACGAGAAATCGAAAAGGCGGCAGAAAAAGCGGGATATGACAGCGTGGTAATCACAAATGTATGGGATTCAGGCGGAAGAATTGTGGAACAGAAGAAACCGGGAACGGTGTATATCGTATTCGATTCAAACCGCATCAAATCCGCCGACCCAGTTGTGTATGACGATGCTGGAAACGTAATTCCGCTATCAGAACGGTTTGACCAGAAGGAAACGGACATCCGATATGCTTCGGCACAGCAGCGGTTCCGGGATGCACTGCCGGAGCGGGCGGCGGAATATGTGGCGCGGACGGAAAACACACTGGTGCGGCGGCTGGCGGACAATCTGAGCGTACCGGAGACAGCCAAGCGCGAGACGCTGCGGCCAATCGCCGATGAGATCATCTACGACGTACTGCGCGGCGGCAAGATGGACAACGCGAAGCTGAACCGGCTCTTTGAACAGGCATGGGACGCCGGGCGGGAAGCCGACACGGAATACTATGAGCAGTACAAGGATGTGCGCGAGAAAATCCGCACGCAGAAGCTTTTCATCTCGGCGAAAGACCGGGCGGACATTGCGGACTTTAACCTGTTCCGCAAGCAGACCGTGGGCACGCTGCGCCTTTCCAGCGATGGATTGCCGGTCGACACGTTCTATCAGGAGATGCGGGACATGGCGCCGGAGCTGTTCCCGGCGAGCATCACCGCACCGAGCGACCAGCTCTTGCAGCTCTATGAGGTGGCGCAGAGCATCCAGAAGCGCGAAAAGACGCTGAACGAAGCGTTTGGCGCACAGGCGGAGAGCTTCAAGACGTGGGCGCGGAATGACTTTGATGAATCCGTGCAGCGGCTTGCGGAAGGAATCCGCATTGCGAAACGCTATCAGGAAGCGCAGGAGCGCAAGAAGGAGAAGCTGGGCGTGCCGCAGACGGCAGAGGAAGCCATGGAGCTTGCCAAGGAGGTCAAGGCCGAGAAGAAGAAATTCCAGAAGGTGCAGAGCCGGTATTTGCTGACGGACGCAGACCAGAAAGTCGTGAATATGCTGCTGCGCGGAGACACGACGCCGGAAGCGGTACAGAACCGGGAGAACGCGGAAGCGATCCTGAAAACCTACGAAGCGAAAGCGGACTATGATCTGCTGGCGCTGCGGCTGAAAGCATGGAACAACACGCGCAAGCAGGGACTGCGCGATCAGGCGGAGAACGCGCTGAACGCGGCGGAAGCCGAGAAGTGGGTCGACAAGAGTTCGGAACTTGCGTATATGCGCGAGACCATGGAGCGGAACATCCGGGACATTGCAAAAAAAGGCAAGGTTGCAGATGAGAAGGCCGAGGCGTTCAACAACGAGTATTTCCACCCGGTACACAAGAACGAGAGCGACCGAAAGAGCTACGTCGTCGGCTTGCAGGACAGAATCAAAGCGCTGAATCTAAGCCGGAAGGTGGAGAAGGGGAATCTGGTTTCAGAGAGCTACGCGGTGCAGTGGCTCGGGGAAGCGGAATTTAACCGGAAGTATCTGGCGGAGCATCCGCGCGTGAAGCAGCGCGGCGGATTTGGCTACGAGGAATGGAACGCGGCAATTCAAAAGTTCCGCGAGGAAAACCAGAAGCTGGATTACGCGAAGATCGAACACGCCGTGAAGGAATTCAGAAGCATCTACGATCAACTCTATCAGGACATGAACCGCGTGCGGATGGAAAACGGCTATGAGCCGGTCGATTATATGCAGGGGTATTTCCCGCATTTTCAGGAAAACGACAAGGACGGGAGTCTGCTGACACGATTCGGACGGCGCCTCGGCATTACGGACGAGGTAACGCCGCTGCCAGCGACGATCAACGGCCTGACGCAGTCGTTCCGGCCGGGCATCCGGTATATGGCAAACATCCAGCAGCGGCTCGGCTATGCGACGGCCTATGACGCGCTGCAAGGCTTCGACCGGTACATTGAGGTTGCATCGGACATCGTCTACCACACGGGCGACATCCAACGTCTCCGGGCGCTGGCGACGCAGATCCGCTACCGCGCGAGCGACGAGGGCGTGCGCAAGCAGATCGACCGCATTTTGCAAGATCCGACGCTGACGCCGGATGAAGCAAACGAGCGGGTGGCGCAGGCGATGAAGGACGCAAAGTTTGCGCTTTCGAACTTCGTGGCGGAACTGGACGAATACACGAATCTGCTTGCCGGGAAGAAGTCGCGGCGCGACCGCGGCATGGAAAAGATGCTGGGGCGGAAATTCTACAACGTCTGCAAAGCCTTTGAATCCCGCGTGGGCGCAAACATGGTGGCGGCGAACATCGGATCGGCGCTGACGAACTTCATTCCGCTGACGCAGGCATGGAGCCAGGTGTCATCGGCGGATATGCTGCACGGGATGTGGCAGACGCTGCAAAACTACAAGACGGCGGACGGATTGGACGCGGCTTCAACCTTCATCCACAACCGCAGCGGCTATGGGCGGCTCGCGATGTCGACCATGGACAAGGTTTCGGAAAAGGCGGCATTTTTGATGGAAGCCGTCGACGGATTCACGACCGGAAGCGTCGTCCGGGCACGGTATCTGCAAAACCTTCGGCTTGGCATGAGCGAGGTGAACGCGATGCAGGAGGCAGACCAGTTCGCGGCAAACATCATGGCAGACCGCAGCAAAGGCGCGACGCCGACGATCTACTCGGCGCGAAATCCGATCATCAAGCTCTTTACGCAGTTCCAGTTGGAGGTCAACAACGAACTGAGCTGGATCTTCAAGGACATGATCCCGCAGGAGCGGAAGAAGGGCGTGGCGCAGCTTGCAAAGGCGCTCTTTAAGTTTTTGATCGGTGCGTGGCTCTACAATGAGGTCTATGAAGCCATTGCCGGAAGACGCGCGGCGCTCGATCCGCTGGATATCCTCAATGACAGCGTGGGAGATTTCACAGGGTATCAGCTGCCGAACACGGTGCAGTCGGCGCTCTCGGGCCGGTGGGAGTTCACGAAGGAGAAGCCGGGAACATATCAGGCGATCAAAAATCTCGGCGGAAACCTAATCAGTGAGCTGCCGGGGACGCAGATGCTCACGGTGCTCGGACTGGATGAGAAGATGGGATTGGAGATCGACAGCGGACGCATTGCGGTTTCGTCGGCCATTCCGAACATCGGGAACATCGAAAAGGCATTGCTTGCCAGCAACGAGGACATTGCCCCGAAGAAGAAGGTGCAGACGGTAATAAACGAGCTGGCAAACCCGGCGTCCTATCTGGCGCTGCCATTCGGCGGCGGGCAGATCAAGAAGATGGCGCAGGGCGCGCAGGCCGTCATGCAGGGCGGCAGCTACAAGGTGGACAACGAGGGACGCGACATCCTGCAATATCCGATCTACAATGACAAGCCGGGCGAGATGGCAAAGAATCTGGCGCAGGCGCTGCTCTTTGGCAAGACGGCGACGGAGGAAGCGCAGGGGTGGATTGAAAGCGGATTCAAGAATCTGAGCGCGAAGGAGACGGCGGCCTATCAGGAGATGACCGCAGCCGGAGCGGATCAGCGGGACAGCTATACCTTCGTCGGAGCGATGAAGAAGCTGGATAGCAAGGAGGCGAAGCTCACGATGCTGTTCGCCTACGATCTGCCGAAGGAAGGGAAGACGGCGTATTATTATAATGCGCTGGCCGACGATACGGAGCGCGGGAAGATGGATGCACTGGAAGAGCAGGGCGTTTCCCATTCGGACTATGTCGCGTTCCGAAAGGCGTACTTCGGCGCATACGGGACGCAGAGCGTGTCGCAGGAGCGGGTGAACGCGGCGCTCGATCAGTTGGACATTCCGAAGGCAGAGAAAGCGGCCATCTGGCGAAGCTGCAACAAGGACTGGAAGGAAGAAAACAATCCGTACAAGTAACAAAAGACCGGAGCGGGATGACCGCTCCGGTTTTTTACTGGGCTTTTTTTAGTTCAGCGATCTGCTCGCTGTGCAGCTTGATAATGGATTTCAGGAAATCGACCTCTTCCTCCAGCTCTTCCACGCGGCTTTTCGGGGCGAGCGTTTCAAGCAGCGTCTGTTGGCCTTCGGCGAGAAGATTGAGCTTCGGGGTGATCTCGCTCTCGACGATGACGTGCATGAGTTCGGCAATGTCCTTGCGGTCTTGTGCATCCAGCATATTGTGGCCCTCCTGTTTGAGATAAGAACAGTATAGCGCGCGGAGGGCGGAGCCGTCAAGTGCTGCGTGGGGTGAATCTGCTGGGTGGAGCTGTTACACTGAGGGAAAGGAGTTGATGAAAATGGGAATTCCAATTCCGGGGGCATACGCAAGCCCGCGAATCTCGAACGGCGTGCTGTGCTGGTATGCCGGAGATACATTCAGCGTCGTCATTCAGGCGGATCTTGTCGATCAGGACGGAGCAGCCGTGGACATTGGGGCGACGGACACGGTGAAGATCACGTTCCGCGACGACACGCGGGCGGAGGTTTGGAGCAAGACGTTTTCGAACGTCGCGAACAATCAGGTGACGCTTGTGGTCGATGCGGAGATCAGCGCGAAGTTCCCGAAGGGCAGATACACCTACGACGTGGAATTTTCGCACGGAGACCGGACGACGCTGGCGCGGGACAACAAAGTCCGGGTAGAATGAGGTGAGACAGTGAAGGTTGAAATTCCGAACAGTATTTTGATCACGTTGAGCGGGCAGACCTCGCGAGGCGTGAAGGGCATTGAAGTCCGCGAGGCGGACGGCCATCTGATCTTTACGCTGACGGACGGAAAAGAGCTGGACATGGGTTCCGTCATGGGGCCGCAGGGGCCGAAGGGAGACACTGGCGCGAAAGGCGAGAAGGGCGACACCGGGGCCAAGGGAGACACTGGCGCAACGGGCGCAAAGGGCGGAACTGGCGCGACCGGGCCGCAGGGCATCACGCCCACCATCGGGGAGAATGAGAACTGGTATCTCGGAAATGTTGACACCGGGAAGCCATCCAGAGGCCGCCAAGGCGAGAAAGGCGAGACCGGGGCCAAGGGCGAAAAAGGGGACAAAGGCGACAAAGGCGACACCGGCGCGACAGGCGCGCAAGGAGAGCAGGGAGCGCAAGGACTGCAAGGTGAGCGCGGCGAGAAAGGCGAAAAGGGCGACACAGGAGCCAAGGGAGACCCCGGCACGGACGGCACGACGCCGACGATTGGCGCGAATGGGAACTGGTATCTCGGGACAACCGACACCGGGAAACCATCACGCGGAGCCAAGGGCGACAAGGGAGACCAGGGCGAAACTGGCGCGACGGGCGCGACCGGCCCGAAAGGCGCGACAGGCCCACAGGGCGAGACGGGGCCGAGAGGGCCGCAGGGCTTGCAGGG